AATTCTAAGAAGTTTTGTTCAATAATATGCTTGTTTTCAGCAGAATTTTATTTATCTAATTCTTTTGTTCTATCTTTTGGTGTAAGAAATTCAATTTCATTTAATTCAACAGTATCTTGGTATTCTTTTTCATACCACTCTTTTATTGTTTTTAAATTATTTTCTTTTGTGGCAATACAGTCTATATCCTTAAATTTGAACACGTTATATTCTTTGTAGTCCATAATTTTTGTATTCCTCCTCATCTATTATCAAATTGGCTTTTATGAGTTTGTAAAATATCAATGTTGATTTATTAGTATTTGTGTAATTATTTACAGTTCCATCCTCGTCAATTATCAACCCATCAAACCCAATTTCAGACTCACATAAATTTAATTCATAGTATCTAATACTACCATCAATACAATACTTAAATCCGTAATTAAATAACTCTTTCATATCCTCTTTAGGATTAAATATTAGTTTATTCATGCAACACCTCATTATCTTTTACAATATGATTTTCAATTAACTGAATAATTTCATCTTTACTATAATTGCAAAGAGATAAGCAAAAGTGACAAGTTGATTTTCCGTTTTTATTTTTTCCAAATGCATCATAAGAATGATTTTTATATTCAATACCATTTTTCGTAAACATCATTTCTTCATAAGGTAATAAGATATAATAATCGTATTTAGTAGATGATTTGTAAAATTCCTCTTTTGGTTTTCTATTATTCATTTCTTCCAACAAAACAGATCTTGCTTCTTCAAATTTTATTATTTCTTTATTATCTTTTGATGCATTATAAATTTCAATTGCTTCTACTAATGACATAATTCACTCTCCAATCTTATATTTCATCTGTGAGAATTGCTCTTTTGTTACAACATCCATGATTTCTTGAGACTCATATTTACTATTTGTAGTTACAACATATGGCAATTCTCCCATTTGCATAAACATTGGCTTAAATATTCTAATCACTTTTTCACTATTAACATAATCATCAAGTTCAATCAAATCCAGTATTTCGTAACTTGCTTTTACTATGTGGCTTTTGATTTTTTCTAATTCCTCATCTGATGGATAGCAAGGTAGTATTGAATAATCTATGCTTTCAATAATTTCACATTGCTTTCCTTGTAATAATAAATAATTTTCTACAACCTCTTTTACACTACAATAATCAACTTTTCTTTTTCCTTTTGTATAATGCTTTTCAAATTCTAATATTTTTGATATATAACCATTATCAGTACGTATATACATTCCAGCTTCAATTGATTTTGCTTCCATGTTTATTCTCCTTCCAAAATAAATTCTCTTATAAAACGGTTGGCATATTGTGGATGTATCATACTTCGTAAAACTGTACGATTTATTCCGTTCGTTTTCACTTGATAATTACATATTTTTTTCTCAACTAATTTTAGTGATTCAAAAATGAAATTATTTTTAGGCTTACAATTTATAAACCAATATTGAGTAGGTTTAGTATAATAATCTCCGTTTAAAGTTCTATCGTTATCTAAAATCGTATAAGGTATTGCCCAATATTTTACTAAATAATGTGTTGTAGAATATGGATTTTCAATTACTAATGGTAAGTTTCTTCTAATACAAACAATTGCTAATTTAGTTATTAAATTATAGAGTTTTGATAGGTCTTGATGTAACAACAAATCATTTTCTAATTTTTGTTCGTCTGTATAATTTTTATACTGATAGCTTGTTCCTCTAAAATGCATTTGTATTTGATCCTCAAAACGAATGCAAGGAAAGAAGGCAATTATCATATCTTTATCGCTGTAATTATCAAAAATACTTTTCTCATTCAAATATGCCTTTTCTATTTCTTTAAACAAGTCCATTTGATAATCTATTTCTTCAAAATCATTCAATATGTCATAATCATAAGATTCGTATCCAAGTTTTTTAAATTCGTTTTTGAATGTTCCGCTTTGTTCAAAGAAACAATGATATTTCATGTTTATTCTCCTTTACCATTCTTTAACAAATCCATCGTGTTTTTTTAAATAGCTAATAAGTTCTTCTACAGTATCTTCAAAATCTGAAGAAAGAATTGGTTTATTATCTTCTTTCAAGAAATCAGATACTTTATCTCTCATCAAGTACAAATCATACACCCTTTTATTTCCTTTTATAAAAACAGCCAAACAATATTTTTCTTTGTTATAAACTGCTAATAATTTAATTAATATTTCATTTTCAATCATTTTATTTCCTCTTTTCTCTTTTTAATTTATTTTGTTTATCAATTACTTTTGCAATTAAATGACCTGTTTTAGTTAAATCTTGATCATCATATCTTAAATTTCTTTGATTCATTATAAATTCTTCTGATGATGACACAAGAACCAAATTTTCTATATCAAAATTAAATCTATTGCCATCGGCAAATATAACTTTGTGTCCCTCTGGAATTGGACCATGATGCTGTTCATAAATAACTCTTTGTTTTGGAATCCAATTTTTATTTCCTTTACCATCGCAAACTTTAACATATAAGTATCCTTGATCATTTGGATTACTTCCACTATATCGCATATGTTCTTCACCAATATCAACTGCATTTATAGGTTTATTACCTTTCTTAAATGTGGTTTTTCTGCTTTTCTCTTGTGATTCTTTTGACATATATTCCTCCCATTTTTTACCCTTATTAGCTGGAATACTGCCTTTTTCAAATCTACCAGTCAAACCACTATTTAAATGATTATTTCCTCTAAAAGTTTTTACATTAGTTGCTGTGATATTGGTCCCAAATTCATGATTAAACATATTGGCCAACTCTTTAGCTGGTGTCATATAATTATTAGCAATTAGAAATTCACACTGTTCTTTTGTATACTTAATCATTTGTACTTATACCTATCAAAAATTTTGGAATATCTTTTGAAACGGTGCCATATTCATTTTGTTCATGTATTGCTTTTAAAAGTAATGAACCATTGTCGATAATCTTTTCCGCAACATCTGTTATTGCTTTCGCTCTATTTAGTTCTTCTGATAATTTATCACTTGTCAAATCCTCGTCGTTAAGACGTTCCAATTGTTCAAACAAGTGATCATTCAAATCTGATAACTTATTTTTCATCTTCTATCTCTATCCTCTCTTTTTAATATCGCATATAGTAGTTCTTTAAAGTTTTCTATCATTTTACAAATTCCTCTGGAATTAAATCATTTTCAAATAAAACTCTTCTTAATGATTTATTTTCGGTTTGCTGAATTGCTAATTTTTGTTTTAATTTCATAATCTGAATATTTTTTATAATACAAACTATTACTGCTACTAACATCATTCTTAATATTTCTAACATGTTATTCCTCTCCTAAAATTTCTACAATCTTCTTTCCCATGTCCTTCTTTTTGCAGAATACAAACTCTACTCCATATTTTTCTTGCATAGTTTCCATGATTTTCTGTAAAATCTCTGGTCTTACTTTTGTGTATAGACTTCCATCTTTTCTGGTTGGAACTTTCCACTCGCTTACTTGAGATACATCTTCTATTTTGTTATCTGCAATTAAGAATACAAACCTCTCACAACCAATATCACATGCTTTTGCTATCTCCCGTTTAATTCTCTGATGTTCTAATGTTCTACATAAGTTACCTGCAATCTCAACTAATGAATCTTTTTTATCAATCAATACCTTAACTGAATTTACATCTTGATAATCTCCTGCATACATTTTTGAAACAATATATTTTTGTTCTACTTCATTGAAGTAGTCTAATATTTCTTTATTTCCTTTCTCTCGGCTATCAATTTGAATTATCATCTTTTGGCTTCCTTACTAATTCTTTATATACTTTTTCTAATATTTCTTGTATTTTTTTCATTTTTCCACCTCATATTCTTTTTCTAATTTTTGTATTTCATCAAAATATTGTTTCACTGTTATTTTTTCTTCTTGTAATTCAATTGCTAATTGTAAAATCTGTTTTCTTATTTGTTCTTTTTTTAATTTGCTAGCATATTGCTTATTATATTTTAATAACATTTCTTGATATAATTTAAAGTTTGACACAACAGGCGTACAACCAAACAAAAACAGTTTTGAAAAAGTATCTACAAATTTATTTCGTTCTTTAAAATCTGTTTTACTTGTCATTAAAACTAAATCAAGACAATGAAATGTTTCATAAAATTTTTTTATATAAGTAAATATCTTTGGATACTTATAAAAATCTTTTTCAGTAACAAATAATTCATTCATCAATTCAGGTTTTTGAATTAAACAACTTAATACAGTTTCTTCTAAATCTGCTATATCAATAGTCATTTTATTTTCAAATTCCCAATCAATTGTTTCTATATCTAAATCGTTCATATATTCCTTTCTATTTTATTTTATCTAACCTAATCTAACCTATATCTAACATTTTAATTTTTTATTTTTTCTTTATTTTTAATAGTAATTTGAATAATATCTAACCTTTCTAACCAATCTAACTTAATAATGCACACACATATACATAAATCATTTTTTATTTATAATAAACACTATATATATAGCCTGTGTATACACTAAATTTGGTTAGAAAGTTAGAATTCCTTATTTTATAAGACTTTCTTGTGATTTTTAGGGTAGTTTTTGTAGAAAAATAGTTAGAATTATTGGTTAGATAAATATTCTTCTTTTATAAATAATGTTACATAAGTTCCTTTTTGCCCATATACAGATGTATGTTGACATAACTTTCCTTGTGTATTTTTTTGAATTATTTCAACTTTATACCAGTCTTTTTTTATACTATCAAATTCAAAATTTCCTTTTTCTAATTCTTCAACTAAATTCTTTTTAAGAACAACATATCCATATACTTCACTATCACTACCAATAATTGTTCTTCCCCAAAATTTTCCGTTACTATCTTCTTCAAAACATTTTTTATTTTCTGCAAAATCATCAATAATGTATTGATATGCTTTTTTCCATGTCAAAATTTCATCACGATCATTTACAAAGTCTTTAACATCATCAATAGTAAGCTGTCTTTCTCCTTGAAAAATACATTCTTGACTTAACTTATTAGCAACTAATATTGTTGCAATACATAAAGCCTGTTTTTCTGTTGCAAAATAGTTATCACATAATTGTTTTGCATACTCATCAACTTTTTTACTAATCTTTTCAAAACCAATGTCAACAATATAATTAATGTATTTTTTGCCTGCAAAACCATAATTTTTCTTTATCACTTCAACTACTTGCTTTCCATTTTTAATTAGAATTTCATTACATTCGATATCAATTATTCGATTATAAGTTTGTTCTCCAGAATTCTCTTTTGCTAATTTATCATTATTTGTAAATAGAAAATTGTTGTACCAAATTTTTGCTTGTTTAATCTCACTATTTTCTGACAATCTTCCTCTTTCTTTACCATTACTTAATTCCATTACTAAGTTGTCTAATTTTAATTCCTTGCTATGCTTTATAACTTGCAACTCATCACAGAATAAAGTTATATTTTTTAAAAAACCTGCCATTTTTATATAAAAGTTTTTTGTATTATTTGTGCTAAAATGTAAACCGCCATTTGCTGGATAACCCCAAGAACTCATGGCTACCATACATGCAACTGTTTTTCCACTGCCACTCATTGAACTCCATAAATTCACTATATAAGGCATTACACTTATTTTCTCTAATAATGGACTAGCAAAAGTTACAGCCATAATAATCTGTATATACTTGTTTTCTCTTAACTTTTTTACTAATTTATACCAATCATCAAAATTCCCGTTACATTTTACACTTTCAAAAACTAGTTTGAAATCATCAACACTATCTAATACACTTACCCCATTATATGGTATAAAATCATCATCATCCCAACCTAATTCAGAAACAGAATCTCCATATGGAATTAAATCTGCATTAATATTTATTACTTCACTTAAATATGTAACAATTCCTCTTGCGTTTTCAGATGTAATTTCAATACCTCTTCTACTTAGTGAAACAATTTTATAAGCACTAGAAATTGTATATTTATCCACAATACAATTAAACCATTTTCTTTTTTTGTAAAAAGATAATTGTACTTTTTCTTCTCCTGTTTTTTTGTTTCTATAAATATATGTTGGAATTAAAAGGTGTGAACAAATAATCTCTCCTTTTTTCATAATTCCCTTTTCATTACAATTAAAACTCCCACCATCAAGTCCTGAAATAGGTATATTTGGTGCTGTTATTTCATTGTCCATGACTACTTTTTTTGACATTTCTTTTTTCCATACTTTTAATAGATTATTGAATTCTCTCATACATTTTAAATCTCTTGCTATTTGTATAAATTCATTTTCTTTCTCTGTACGATCTAATTCGTTATCAATAGAGAATAAAGTTATAAATGTTTCTTTTTTCAATAGTTCTTCTTTTGTCATACCATCACTTTTTCTTCCTCCTTGTACTCTTCCTTCAACTTCAATAAAATCATGCCAAGTAATATCTTTTGCTGTTCCAATGTCTTATTTTCTAATAATTTTTCTAAATCGAGCATAAATTCCTTACCCTCATCACTTAATTCCTCAAATTCTTTTAACTCTCTAAAATTCATAATGTGCATAATAAAAACCCTTTCCACATAATTTTCTTTATGAAAACTACCGAAAAAGGGTTTAAAATGTTCTCTAGAGAGAACAAAATTCACTATTTAGTGTCTACTATAGTGGACAACTTACTATTTTTTTAGTATAATAAATAACGAATTACCTTTGGTAGTTCACACAATTTTGATTGATTATGTGATTTCCATCGTCAAATTGAAGCACATATTCAATCATTTTTTATTTGTCTTTTTTTATTAGGTATCTTATGTATTCGGCAATACCCATACCATTTTCTTTTGCTTTTTTTTGTAATTCTTTATGTTCATCTTCATCAAGTAATACAGTGGTTTTAATATTTTTAGGTTTTCCACTTGTAAATGGTCTACCTATTTTTTTATCTTCTTTCATACCTTCCTCTCTATTTCCACCGTCGGTATCAATATAACATACCTACGGCGAAAATGTCAAGTACCTCCTTTCCATTTTTCCAAATTTGTACTTAATTTGACGTATAGGTTTATATTATGATTGAATTTTCAAAGAACTATTCTAGTTTTAATCTAGTAAATTATTATCATCAATTTGTTCATTTTTTGAATTAGTCGTATCCACTTTTTTTGAATTAACGTATGCTTCATAATCTGCGTAATCAATGTAACTGTTATCAATTAATTTAACTTTCGGAATCTTAACATCTTTCAATTTATCTAAACTTCTAAATTGTGTTAATTTAACTACAGTTCCAATTGTTCCATCTTGTTTTGTGTATTCTTCTAATCCAAATACGCCGCACAATTTTTTTCCAATCAGAGTCTTTTCATCAAAGTTCCATTTATATCCTGGATTTGAATTTTCGACTGCTGTTGTGAATCCTTTAAATAAAGCAACACAATTTTCATCTTCTTTTAGTGAGATGTATTTACAAGCTGAATTGGACCATTTTCTGTCTACTGATGGGTTATTATCAAACTGTTTTTGATAGAATCCTGCTTGTTTATCGTTGCCTGCAATATCAACATCAATTCTTAATGATGTGTTTCCAGATTGCCCTGTGTATTCGTAAGCAGCCTTGATAACTACCTCATGTCCCCCTAATTCTAATTGTTCATAGTCTCCGTATTCGATACCTTCTGTGGTATCCCATATATTTGGTTTTTTTAACATATTATTTTTCCTCTCCTTCCTTAATTTCAACACCTAATGGTGCAAATCCATAATATTCTCTTATAACCTTATCAACTTCTGCTAAATCATTTGGTATAAATTCTTCCTCAAACATTTCATATGGTGTTTTGGCTACACTATCTCCTGCATTTCTTGTTTGAAAAACATGTTCACCTTCTTTAATAACGCTTCTTAACACTATGTTTAATAAGCCCTCAATACATAAACTATCATTAATCATTTTTCCTGTTGTTTTAGGCTTTGCAATCCCATCAATTATGTCTTCGTGGATTGATATATACACTATTTTTTCTCCATCTAATTTTCTAATAACCTTAAATAAATCTGCGTAGTGTTTAGCCATTTCAGTATGTTTATCAAATCCTTTAATCATTGCTTTATCAAAGTTTTCAAATTGCATTAAATAACCACTGTCATCAATGCAAATTATTCTTTTATTCGTTTTTTGTATTGAACTTTTTATAATTTCATAATCATCACATTCTACAAATTTTAATCCTGTTTTATTTCTAAATGGTAATTCAGATTTTGCTACTGAAATAATAGCTGTTTCTTCTGGTGGTAAATTTCTATAACTAAAGCTTTTTCCTGTTCCAGAAGCACCCATAATCATAACTGGTATACTTTTCATTCCTTGTTTCCTCCTAATTTCTAATATTTCTTCAACCTCATTTTTCAAATAAGGTATTTCTATAATTTCGTAGTTGTCGATGTTCTCGCTAAAGTAAACTATAAACATCTCCTCTACTTTTAAATTGGTGTACTTTTCTAACAAGTACTTATAGATTGATAATTGGATGTAATAGTGTTCTATCGTTACATCATCGATATGTTGCAAAGGCACTTTCATTGGTTTGATATATCGTTTGTTCTTACCATCATCGTTGTAGCCTTTAAGTATGCTATTGGTCTTATAATCAACTAATACAAGTTCGCCTGTTAGTTTGTTGATGAATAAATGGTCAATCGCACTAGCTATGTCGTATTCTTCACTACCAACTACAAACTCGTCATATAAATGGTCTAAAGTATCTTTGTAGTCTTCATGAAATTGTCTAGCTTGTCCTTTTATCTTTTCTAAAGCTTGTATATATGCCTCAGAATCGTCAAATTGTTCTTCAACATACACTTCACCACTCCAAGGGCTTTGTGCAAAATTGTGTCCATTATGACCTTTGGAACAAGCAAATTTATTTTTATATTCCCATTCTTTCAAAACTTCTGTAACTGTCTTACCATCTCGACTTGCAACCATTGATGCAATGTTCTGACTATCAAACTCATTTGCATAATCTTCAATTAACCTAGTAACTGATATTCCAACTCGTTTGCCTTTAAATTCATAATGATGATCTTCAGGAAAGAACTTGAAATCTTGAAATACTTTTAGTTGTTCTTTTATTTCATTCATGATTCCACCTTGTTCACAAGTCGTAGACTTAATTCATTTATCTGTCTTCGTTGTTGCTTAATAGTATCTAAGTAGTCATCATTTTTCTTTTTATAATGTTCTTTTTCTTCTTTTATAAGTTCGCATTCTTTTTCTTTCATTGAAAGCCTTGCTTGTAATGATTTATATTGTTTATCTTGACTATCAATTTCTTCTTCAAGTGTCTTAATACGTTTACGATTGAACATCTTTCAACATCTCCTTCAGTTTTTGTAATTGATTTTCTTGATATTCAATAGCAATTTTATATTGCAAAATTAATTCTTCATAATTTGATACCTTTTCTTCTAATTCAAAATTCTTATTTTGCAACTCTTCTATTTCTATATCTTTTTCATCTCTCATACGACAATATTGTTCGTATGGTACTGTTTTAGGGTCTAATTCTTCATCATACATATTTCAACCTCTTTTCTCTCAATTTGACATTTCCCTAATTTTTTGTTATTATCTAAGGGAAATTTAATTATTTAAATTTTTGATTGAATGACCTTGCCTTCGAAATCATGGTCATTTTTCTTTTGCTCTAAACTAGCATTCCAGTATGTAAAACCTAGTACAAATATAATGAATCCAATCATTACTTTGCTTTTAAGAATGTCTTTCATTTGTATCACCTCTTTCTATAACCCAAATTTCTTTTTAAATATTTTTGTAAGCGCTACTTTTGTTTTATTGTTTGGAACAAAATAGCCTTTCTGTTTCATTTCTTCTCGCATTTCATTTATAAAAATTAATGCTCTGTTATAGCTTAAATTTGGTATGATAATCATCAAATCTGTTGCCGTTACATATTGTTGCTGCAATATTTCTTCTGTTTTTTTCATATAGATTCTCCTTTCAAGATTGACGTCTTTTTTGTTCAGGCACTTAGCGAAGACTAGAATTTTTTAAGTATAAGAAGTGGTTTTTGAAATATAAAGAATTCACGTTTATTGAACATATTATTAGCAATTTTTTACTTCTAATCTTCATTAAGTGTCTGAACATTTTTTGCATATAGCACTCTTTCTGTTATAATAGTTTCAGAAAGGAGTGTGTTTTAAAATGCAAGATTTTTCGATTCAAGTTTTAGCAACTTTAGTTTCAACTTTAATTATTTTTGGTATAAATCAATTAGTAAAAATAATTAAAACGATTCCTACTGATTTTTGGCATTATTTTATCTATTATTTAGCATTGATACTTGTGTATCTTTTTGATGTAAATAACATAATTGTTCATATAAAATATCTCACCAATGCTACTTTAAATTTTAATTTTAAATATATGATTATTTTAGTGTCATTTTCATTTTGTCTTTATATAACTATTGATCTAGTTACTTTTATTAAAAAAGAATTTTCTAATTACAAATCTAATAACCAAAAATAATAATAATCCTAAAATGTTTGCTAAAACATTTAATAAAAATTTTTCCATTTTCTTTTTCAACTTTCTTTTAGTAAGATTAGATACTAACACTATCTAGTCTTTTTTAATTCATATCAAAATAATATTTTCATAATTTCAACATCGACACCTGTATATTTTTTTGGCGCATAAATCATTGATCATTTAAATTCTTTCTTCTGATTCTTTAATCATATTTGCTTCCTCCTATTCTTCTTTTTTCTCCTATGCTATAATTGGCTTATAGAAAGGAGTGTTATTTTGAACAGAACAACAAATCAAATCTTTAAATTTATTCATAAACATCCAGTAGGTTTAAACAAACGAATTCTTGAAACACAATTTGCTAATAAAACTGCATTAGATGAAAGTATTCTTTTACTTATTCAAAATAATTTAATTGCATATCGTAATGGATTTATCGAATTAACTGTTACTGGATATGATTATTACTATAATCGTAATAAAGAACGTCTTTTCAAGATTTTAAAATTGTTTATCAGTCCTATAATTGTAGGTATTGTTACATCTATTGTGACCGCAAAATTAGTTTCATCATCTAATAATTGCAATTGTAATGTAACATGTGATTACCCCAATAATGATTTGAAATAAAATCAGTAATACATTAAATAAGATAGAATTGTCATAGTGATAGAAAAACCATTCTGCAAAACTATAATCTTTCAATGTTACTTTTTTCATAATTTCATTTCTCCTATTCTTCTTGTGTTCGAATTGAATCGTGCATATAATCACATATATTTTTAAAAAAAATATGCTTATCTACCTTATAATAATTCAATAATTCTTCTAATCGTTCAACTGATAATCCAGAAGCGTTATTTTCATATCTTCT